ATCAAGAGTCATGTCTACCACTTCTACCAAACGAGCGTCTTGACCTGCAACAAAGTCTTCACCTGTAGCGGAGCCATCGGTGATGTGGATACCCAAACGCTCAAAGTCATTGATGACTTCTTTTGCAGAAGAGGTTCCTAATTTTTGTTTGTTGATTAGATAAACCTTACCCTTGGCACGATTCATCATTTTGGTTATTTCGTTTGTGATGTAATCGATACGATCTTGGTGTTGGTGCAAGCGAGCAACAATAGAACGATTCTCTCCCATTACCATGTTGGGGATGAACACCTTCAAAGGAAGTTCTACGTCTCCAGGGTTGTCATGTTTACGAACCTGGTTTGTAACCTCCTCCCACTCAACAACATATTTGTTTCCGATGAGAGTACCCTTGTAGACAGTCTTTGTCCAAAACTTACTCTTGCGTCCGTTTCTGATTTTAGAAATATGGGTGTTGCCAAATTTATCTTTTGACTCTTCGTAACCCAAATCTTTCATACCAATCCAATAGCCGGTTACACAGGCCAAAGTTGGAAGGTTGTTAAAGTTAAACGCCCAGTTCGTTGCGTATGGATGTGTAGTCAAATCCAACAACTGATACAGGTTGTTCATTGTGATTTCTTTGATTTCCTTTTGCTCCTCTGCACTCAACCAATCTTGGTAACGCTCAATCACGTCAGTAGTATTCATCCAGTCTACTTTACCAACGAATCGGGCCTCAGAATTAAAGTCATCATCTTTAGCAGAATCGACAATAAGATTGTGAGGAAGAACAACCTCAAAATATTGCTTTCCATTTTCTACACGATTTTCCAAACCAACTCTACCTCCAAGAAGGGTATACAAGAAGGCTTGCTTCAGTTTGTTGCGGTAATCGTTTCTGTTGAGAATGTCTTCGGCCATGCGGATACCTAGTACCTCGCTGTACTGCCGGTAGTCATACTCCATGTAGCGATGGACATCTTCAGGGATTTCCATGTTCGGAGTCGCATTCCCAAGGGGTTGGTAGTCAAAACCAAACTCCGCAAAAGTTTCAAATATCTCCGGGGCCTCAAACATCAAAAGTGCTTTTTCAAGCAAACGAGTTTTTTTGTTGACAGCCGATTTGCTTTGTGCCTTTACCGATGGTTCGATATTCTCAATCATCTTGATGGCATTACCCACCATGAAGTCAACCAAAGAGGTAATCTTTTGTCCGTTGATCCATACAGTTGGTAAATCACAAGCATCTTGGTCTTGGTTCGTGTAGTAGTAATCCTTGTTAAATTGTCTACCGAGGTAGTAGGTATACATACGCACGATTTCGTCAATAGGGTTCTCCAAGTCTACAGATTGGCGTACTCTTGAAATACGATCATTTCTTTTGTTGAAATGACTCATTACGAATTGAAGATTCTCCTTGTACCAAATTTTAGTTTTCTCACTTTCTGACAAAAACTGCTTTGGTTGATTTGTTATAGTAAACGCCATTGATTACAAATTTATGCAAAAACAATAAAAAAAAGAAATGCCCTTTTATGAAAAGAGCATAGTTAGGTCATTTTAGATAATAAGTTATCCGAGTACTACAATACATTTGCTTACGGAACCAGCAAAAAACCATACCCCCCTTTCCCCCCTTTCCTAAAAAGCGTGTGCTTTTTTGAAAATTGGTTAAGAGTGGGCTGGTTGATTACGCAAGCTACTTGCTTTACTCACCAGACGGCTTGGAACAATACCCCCATTACAAATTCTGCCGTGCTGCAATATTACAACTCGTTTTTCTTTTTGTCAAGAGAAAAAAGTCTTGGGTCACATTTTTTGATGTAGAACTCAATAAACTCAGCCCCTTTGACCACCAAAACTTTTTCTACGATGAGACGAAAAATGTATTTGTCATTGAAGTTGTATTTCTTCTGAAGGATGTCAATGAATGGTTTTACCACGTTGTCTGCATCAGATGCAATGTTGCTGACTCCCACAATCAAAGAAAGCTCTAGGGGCTCTTTGGTTTGATTGAAATCGCAGGGTGCTAGGCGAAGTAGCATCTCCTTTTCGTAACTCAAATAAGTTTTTGTTTTAAATCGTTTTCCTTGCCAGCATTCGTTGACTGAAAGTGGCTTAATCTCTATTCTGTCGGAAAAGAGCAGGATAGAGTTGTCTAAATGTTTCAACATTAGGTTCGATATCTTGGAATAATAAAATTTCTACAGGTACTCCATAGAACTCAGCAATGAGAATTGCGGTTTTCAATGAAGTCAGGGCAGACTCACCGTATATGACTCTGTGAATATTGGTTTCGACATCCATCCCCATGAACTCCTTGATTTTAGTTGGGGAGATGGTTTGACCATGTATCTTGGTCATGAATAGTACATTGCGTCTTACTTGGTCAGTAATACGATTCATCTTTCGTTTGAGCAGACCAGTATAGTACTCGCCTCTCAAATCGGCAATACGTTCGTTTTCAATCAAAAGGTTAAGACCACGTTTTTTGGTCTCAACAATTTTCTGTTCTAGTTCATCGAGATTCAAGGAGAGAGATCTTCAGTTCAAATTCTTCGAGATATCTTTCATTTTCATCGATGCAGCGTTTTACCTCCTTCATCACCAGGATGAGTTTTTGGTGATCGACTAAACTTTTTCCATTGAGGATGTTGTACACATCATATTTCTGTACACCAAACTTGGAAACCCTCTCTACGATACGAGCCATATCGCCACGTTTTAGTTTGCCTTTTAATTCAAGCACCCGGTCTTTTAATTCGTTATTCATAATTTCTTACAATTTTACGAAAAATTCTTGGAATTACAAAGTATTATAGTATATTCGCACAACATAATAGAAAAAATATGGGTTTAAACAAAGGACTAGGTGCTCGTGAGTACCTGACAATTAGAGAAGGCAAAGTTGCCAAGTATTTAGGTGAGAAGAAGTACGAATTGTATGATTCAATTGAGGGTTACATTGTTGGCATGAGTACTCGTGATACGCAGTACGGCCAAGTATTGAACATCGATTTGATGGATGACAAGTTGTACCAATTCCAAATTAGAATCAAAGGTGAAGAGAAACCAGGACAAGCTGCTAAGCAGACTTCGTATTTCATCGCTTTGGCTCATTGTTCTCCAAACATTGATCCATCGAAGAAAGTTGAGTTCATTCCATCTTTGAAAGAGATTGATGGTAAGAAGCGTTCTGCTTTGTTCATCAATCAGAATGGTTCGACTTTGAAGTGGGCCTTCAAGAAAGGTGACGGTATGCCTGATCCCGAAGAAGTGTTCAACAAAAAGGGCGAGTTGATTTCAATCGATTGGAGCGAGGTTGAGGCTTTCCGTATGGATAAGATTAACGAATTCAATACTCGTGTACAAGAAGCTGCCGCTGCCAACAAAATGATGGCCGGTGAGGTAGAACAAGATTGGCAAAAGTTAATGCCAGAGCCAAATGAAGAGGCTTCAAGTTCTTCATTTGACGATGACGATCTACCATTCTAATGCCAAGGGGAGTTAGTAATACTAATCTCGCTGCAAAAATCGGAAAAAGGGTTGAACCTGCTCATATGAAACACTATGGGCAGGAACAACTTTCGATTATTCGTCAGTCGAGTTTAAAGGCGGCACTTAATTTCGTTGAGATTATTGCACCAAGATTAAACGGAGAATTTGCAGTTAGCGATTTCAAAGAGTTTACTTTTGAGATGGCCGAGGAGTTTGAAAAATGGGTAACACGAGATGAAACTGGAGATAGTAAGAATCAGTAAGGACGAGCAATATCAGGAGTGGTTAAACTTCCGTGAAAGGGGTTTGGGTGCTTCTGAAATTGGAACCTTGATGGGTGTAAACTCGTGGAAGTCTCCAGCAGAGTTGTACTACCAAAAGATTGGTGTAATTCCACAAAAACAGGTGGAAAATATGCCGATGTTTATGGGAACAATCCTTGAGGAAACCGTTGCTGATATTTTTGAACATTGGGAAACGGATGAGAAGACAATGATTGAAAATTATCGTAAAGGTGTAAAAGTTCGTCATCTTTATGAACCTACAGGTTATATTGTGAACCCATTGTTCCCCCATTTGTTCTTTTCTCCTGACCGATTAATTGTAAGTAAGGACATCCGTGTTCGCAATTCTACAATCAATTTGGAGAACGTGGATGCGATTGCTGAAATCAAGACCATCAGCGGTTGGAGTAGTAAACAATGGGAGGGTGGAATACCGCCATCCTACTACTTGCAGCTTCAGACTTACATGATGGGTCTTGGTGTATCAAAGGGGTACTTGGTTGTTTTGGAAGATGGAAGAAACTTCAAGGTTCACGAGTACGATGCCGATGAGGAAATCATTAGCTCAATCATTAATATCACCACGGAGTTTTGGAATCGTGTTCTTTTGGGCCGTGAAGCATTCGCCAATGGGGGTGACTACGATCAGTATGCTCCACCACCAGATGGTACAGAGGCTTATGCCGAATACTTGAACGAGCGATTCTCCAACCCTGAAGACAAGACAGTTGCTTCTACCCCGGAGATTGACCAACACATTTTGGACTATTTGGCCATCGGGTCTCAGATTAGTGGCTTGGAAGACGAAAAGAGAGAACAAGCCAATATGATTAAGACACATATGGGCAACTCTTCAATTATCAATAGCGAAATAGCCAAAGTAACTTGGAGACCGAATAAGAACGGAACCAGAGTTTTCAGAATCAGTTAATGAAAGGCGATCTGCAATGGTACAAGGCTATGTGGTCAACACGACAGAATCATCAATGCGAAGAGTGTGGACTACGTCTACCTCACTTCAGTCCAGCATTCATCTCACATATCATTACCAAAGGAAGTTATCCGAGTTTGAGGCAACATCCCGAAAATTGGATGCTATACTGTATGGATTGTCATCAGAAATGGGAATTTGGGAAGAGGACGGAGATGAAGACCCATACGAGAGCGTTGGAGATTGCTGATCGCCTTAAAAGAGAATATCATGAATCACGGTAGTTTATTTAGTGGGATTGGAGGATTTGATCTAGCAGCGGAGTGGATGGGATGGGAGAATAAGTTTCATTGCGACATCAATCCTTTTAGTAGAAAATTATGTAGTTTTTAT